CAGTCGTTGAACCTCTCGTTTATGGTGACGAAGTCAGTGAGGGAGAGCGTGCTCTCGCATTCCGCCCAACTGGCCAGCGCAAATACAAAGAGGGAGAGCCAATAAGACAAGTAGACACACGTGGTTTTCTTTCTCCCGGAAGAGCACTTCAGGAATTGAGAGAGAGCAAAGCCCTAGGAGAGGGTGCAAGCCAAAGAAGCGCTGTTCTCAGAGACCCGAAGACTGGAGTAGGTCTCGCATCAGCAGACTTGCCTGACGAAGAGGGGAGAAAGCGCACCAAGAGGTTGCAGCACGCCTTCAAAAACCAACAGAGGTTTCTCGAACGCCTTTCTAGGGAGGGCAAGACCATACCTGAGGGTTTCGGTGAGTTCTCGGGTTTGCACCCGTCAGCGCTTCTGTCTCGCTTGAGAGACAACCCACAGGCATTCCTATTCGCAGGCAAACTCGGAGAGGGAATCGGAGAGCAAAGGATACCAGTCAAGAGGCCAGTGTTCGGGCCGGGTGGTCAGTTGGAGAGAATCTCCGCCCGTCACGGGAAGGATGGCTACAAGAGATTCAAGGACAACCCCCTTGAGTCCTTCCTGACCGGCGTTCAAGGCTCCAAACTCAATCCAGCCAACTGGGGCTCTCCCGGTACGATGGAGTACAAGACTCGTCGGGCTCAGAACGAGGCATTGAAGGCTCGCATGGCCCTCCTGATGGAGACCGAGAAGCGCAAGATAGCGAATCCCGAATACCAGTCCCCCTCCAACGTCAAAACTCAGAACGCTGCCTTCATCAGGGATTTGGTGTCTAACGAAGCCTCCCCAGAGGCACGAGCGATGCTCAACGTACTCGCTAGAGACCCCACCATGCGAGAGTTGAATGAGAGGATAAAGGCAGAAGGTCGAGACAAGAGAGTAGCAGAAGGCAGAGAGCGGAGAGAGAAGCAGAAGGAGTTCCGTTTCGACAATCCAAAATACCTCAGGTACGGTGAACTGGGTGAGTATCTCAAAAACAGAGATGACCTGCCTTTCAAGACCACGGGCGCTAATCAGCAGGTGATACTAGGCCGATGGCAGGAAGTGGCCAATCTACTGGAAAGAGGCTTGTCTCCAAACCAAGTCCAGCAAATACTACCCTCGGAGTACTTCTTGGGTAACAAGAAGGCAAAAGGTAAGGGTAAGAAGGCCGAGGACAAGAAGGTCGAGGAAGAGCAGGCCGCTGAAGAGCAGGTTGATGAAGAGGAGCAGGTTGATGACAAGGAACCAGACATAGCCGAGGAATATCAAGGCCTCCCCGAGAATGTCGGATTTACTGTGGGCGGTCAGCCTAGGATTCGTGATTTGAACAGCACTATCAGGGAAATGGGCGGGACTCCAGAGGGGACTAGAGAAGAGAAAATAGAGCAATTGAGATACCTCATGAATAATGAGCCAGTGAGCACTGACGACCAGAGAGAGGAAGACACTGAACCTGTGAGTGAAGAACTGTCAGAACAGGAGGAGGAAGAAATTGCTGATAGAGAAGCGAACAAGAAGGCTGCGCGAGAAGAGCGCATAGCAACTAATAGAAAACAAATGACAGGCGTTTTCGGGGCAATGACATCTGGCAAGAATCCAGCATCCACAGATGATACTCAGGAGTTCATGGCTTTCGCTAGTGATGACCCCAACATGAAAATGCAGAGGCAAGGAGGATTCCATCTCACGACACCTGATAAGAAGACTCTCAAGTTCGGTGTAGCGACTTCACGAGCCATCGCTAGTGGCAGTGGGAAATACAAGATAGACGAGCAATCAAACAAGAACAGGGCACAGAATGAGGTGCTCAAAGACGCCCTTACCAAAACAGGCGTATGGGACACGCTCAAACCCGAAGTGCGAACAAACGTGAGTACGGGCTCAGATTTGAGTCATTGGGGGAACATTTTCAGAGAGTTGACTGGTGCTGAGTTGTCAGAGTATGGAGTAACTGCGGGCAAGGATGATGACCCAGACATGTTCTTGTCTGACGACCCTGTGGAGCCCATAGACTTAGCATGGGCGATATTGAAGGGGTTATGACATGGCCAGCAATGAAAGGGCCACCTTGGAGATAATCGAGGACATTGACTGGGAGATGGCGAAGAAGGATTTCAAGTTCTTCTTTGAGGAGATACTGGGATGGCAGTTGGCCGACCACCACGCCAAGTGGTTCCACAATCTCAGCACGCACAACAGATACTGCGTGAAAGCGTCTCGAGACCATGGCAAGTCCACGCTTTTCCTCGGTTATCTCCTCTGGAAGGTGATATTCACCCCTCGTCTGGATACGATGATTTTCAGTCACAGCCTCGACCAATCCATCAGACACATGAGAAGCCTGAACGACCTCATTGATTCCAGCCCGATGCTCGCTAAGATGAAGGACAAGGACGCTTGGTCTAAGACATTCTTCGGGTTCACTAACGGTTCTCGAATCAATGCGAAGTCAGTCGGGGGTGGAGTGAGAGGTGCTCACCCTGACTTGGTTTTACTTGACGACATATTGTGGGGTACTACAGATACAGAACTTCAGCGGGTAGCCTCTTGGTTCTACGAGGTCCTAGTCCCAACCATACACCACACCTCGCAACTCTGCATAGTCGGGACCCCCTTCACTCCGACTGACCTGTACACCGAACTAGAGAGGAGAGACGGGTATCTCGTCGAGACATATCCTGCCATCAATGCGAAGGGCGAACCGCTCTGGCCATGGCGATGGTCCTTGGAGGCGCTTGATGCTCGTAGAATGGATATGCCAGCAATCGCTTTCACTCGTGAGTATCTCTGTGAGCCGATGGATGATATGTCCAGCCTGTTCCCCACTGCGATAGTGAATGCGTGCAAGGACCCCCATCTCACTCTGATGGACAGACGCCATGACGACGACGACAGTCAGTACTTCATTGGTTGGGACCCAGCGATATCGTCAGACCGCCAAGCGGACTATACCGTTATGCTGGTGCTGCGTCGTCCTTCTGACTCTCCTGAGACTCTGGAGTTGGTGCATGTCGTGCGTAGGAAGGGCATGGACTTCCGTACTCAAATCATAGAGATACAGCGTCTGAACAACAAGTTCAGCCCAGAGGTCATAGAACTGGAGGCCAACCACTTCCAGCGTGTGTTCGCTACTGAACTACGTGCTGACACCGACCTGCCAATCAAGACTTTCATCAGTACCAAGCAGCGACGAGAGAGCCTTCTTATGGGATTGGTGCTTCGCTTCGAGCGAGAGCAAGTTCGCTTACCATGGGGAGACGAGAGGTCACGCGACCTCATCAGTCAATTGGAGCACGAACTAATCATGTTTGGTATGAGCAAACAAGGGAAATTGGACAGCATCGCTAGGCACGATGACTTCGCCATAGCCCTCGCTCTGGGCAACTGGGCCACTACCGAGTTCCGTGAGAGAATCATAGACTTGGACGCACTCATGTCGGGGTTGATAGATTGACTTGGGGAAGCGAACTCATTGGTGATGACTACGATGCTCACACCGAGGAGTTGGACATCGACAGGGCTTGGGTCATGAGGCAGTTGCAACAGCATCCTCTGATAAAGCAAGTCGGAATCAAAGGCGCTGGTTTCGCATCGGGCTCTGCTGCACCCGCTCCCGGTAATAGCGGCGCAGGTGCGCTGTCAGTGTCAGATGACGAGGAGACTCCTCAGGAGAAGGTCGAAGAGGACGAGAAGAAGAAGAAACTCAAGGAGGAGATGATGGTCGCCACTGGTGAGTCGATAGAGGGATGGTTCGAGGATACCTTCGGCAAGTCACCCTCTATGATAGTCAAGGACTTGCGGAAGAAGAGGCGAGTCCACAAGGCTATGGCTCCTGAGATTGACGAAGCCATCAAGATAATCCGACTCACCAAAGCAGCGGAGGTAGAGCAGATACTGAACTCCCTAGGGTGGGCAGACAAGCACATGAGCACGATAAAGTCACTAGGTGTGTCTGACAAGGACCTCAAAGCCCTCAGAAAATTCGGGGACGCCAGAGAGGTGTCTCTCAGACAAGCGTGCCTGCAATGGGAGAACGCCAATGAGGTCATATCCAAACTATCCAGTATAGAGGGCGACTTCGACGAGACTCAACAAGGGCAGTGGGTGAATGCTGTCAAACTCCGCAAGGAATCTAAGTCCATGTGGAAGACTACTCTGCACCAAGCGGAGAAACTCTCCAACAAGGACGCTATAGTCCTGCAGAAGGCAGTGGACCTACTAATCGAGCACGGCGCTATGACCTCACGTGGGATACTCACCCACATGACGGGAGAGGACGGCAGGAACAAGGGACTGCCGAGTTCCCAGCAATTAGGCGCTCTCATGAAGACGTATGGCCCTGAATACGATATAGTGAAGAGCGGTCCGAACTGGGAGGTGCTCACCAATGACCTCCATCTGGTCATGAAGGACCCTTGGGCATACGCAGCAGGGTTCCTCGACGCTGATGGTTACATCACCATCTCGAAGAGAGGTGAGCCTCGGGCAGGGATAGTGGCGACTGGTCTGAGAGGCAAGCACCATTGCGAGAACCTCTACAAGATGCTGGATTGTGGTGTCCTCTCCTTGGATTTGAAGGTCCACAAAAGCAGCAAAAGGAGCCAGCATCGCTTGCAGTTCTACAGTAAAGCCGACATCACCAAGTTGCTGAAGGGCACCATGCCCCATCTCCGCCTCAAGAAGAACCAAGCCCGGCACGTCTTGGAGCACTTGTCTCTGCGAGGTCAAGATGGTGACCTGATAAACAAGAGGAGGAACGAGTTATATCGTCTCGTCAAATGGGAGAATTGGTCTGATGTCAGGGGCGATGAACTGCTTGAGGAATGGAAAGTTGATGAACGAGAGGTCCTCTCGTGGGACAGGAGCGACCCCGAACTGATAGGAGAATTGGTTTGAATGAGTAACTGTAACTGTCCCGATTGTGTAGGTCTCGAAACCGCTTGGGACATGCTCGAGAAGAAACTTTGCCCTGAGGGAAAAGCGGCTGCTAAGAGGAAGTTCAAAGTGTATCCATCTGCTTACGCTAACGGCTGGGCAGTCCAGTACTGTCGTGGCAAATTCAAGAAGAAGGGGAAAAAGAAATGACGCTTGAAGCATTCTATCACGCTTGGGACTTGGTCAAAAGCAAGAAGGATGCTCCCAATTACAGAAAAGCGACAGGCTCTAAGAAGTGTGGTAACTGCAAGGCGTGGGACTCATCGACGACTGATGACCCAATGACTGGGTACTGTAAGTGGTATGACTTCAATTGCCGTGCTGACCATGTATGTGATGCATGGGCCGGTGGTGAGTGATGAGCCAATGTTCTTGCTGTACCCTCGTGGTCAAGGACTTGAATAGGTGGTTCAAAGAGAAATGGGTAGACGTATCAAGAAAGGACAAGGATGGAAAACACCCCCCTTGTGGAAGAAGCAAGGCGAAAAAATCATCAAAGGGGTATCCAAAATGCAGACCATCAGTGAAAGTCTCAAGCAAAACACCGAAGACATCTGGAAGCATGTCAAGTGGACAAAAGCAAGCAGCGACAAAAAGGAAGAGGAGTAAGAAACAAGGAGTGGGTGGGAAACCCACAATCGTTAAGATGATAGGCGTAATGCGCGTAGCGTGAGTTCAATGGCGTATGAGTCCTGTACTTGTTGCACGCCTATGGAACAAGCCACAGTGGCTCTTTTAGATAGTCACTTCGATAAAGGCAAGAAGAGTTCCAAACCGTTTCATGGGTACAATCCTAACAGGCATAGCAAGAAAGGCGGACTGAACGCTAAAGGCCGTGCTAAATTCAAGAGAGAGGAAGGTGCTAACCTCAAGCCTCCTGTCACCACGAAACCATCAAAACTCAAGGCCGGTAGCAAAAAAGCCAAGAGGCGAAAATCTTTCTGCGCTCGTATGGGAGGAGTGAAAGGCCCAACGAGTAAGGGTGGCAAACTCACACCCAAAGGTGCAGCGCTGAAGAGGTGGAACTGCTGATGGCAGACGAGCAGGGGTTCATCAGCCGTTTCATAGACCGCATCTCTAGTGGTTTCAGAACCAAGACCACACCTGAGCCGATAATGCCCCTGTGGAAGTCGGGCATACAGGAGCCAGTCCTAGTTCAGGGAGTGAGCATACCAGCACTCTACGCTACCGTGCAGGAGAGCATCATACTCAGAACCACCATCAACACCCTCTGTCAGGAGATTTTTAGAAGAGGTCATTACTGGGAGAAGAAGTTCCAGATGAAGTGCACTCACTGTGGTGAGGAGTACAAGCACGAGACGCAGCAGTGCAAGATATGCGACAACTCAGATTTCAGGAAGCCAGACGCTGACCAGATAATCTACCCACGTTGGTTCATCCAGCAACGCAATAGCATGGACCAGACATTCATGGACGTTCTCAGGGAAGTCGAGTGGGACTTGGACATCGTCGATGACGCCTTCATCGTGCTCATCAAGGATTACTATTTCAAGGACGGCATGACTGACATCGACCTTTACAGGGTTAAGGAGATGCTACGAGGAGACCCTACGTTCATGAGGATAGTCTCGGACAAGCGTGGTGTCAGAGGAGGTCGATACCTAGTATGTCCAGTTCACAGAGACAAGACCCACCCCTTCGGAGGAGACATCAAGAACTGCGAGATTTGTAACCAAACATTACAGGATGTCCATTTCATCAACACTGCCGGTTCTGGTAAAACCCAATATTACATCGAGGGAGAAGTGCTTCACTTCAGCAAGTACAACCCATCCAAACTCTACGGCAGGAGCCCTGTAGCCACACTATGGAGACAGGCCATGACCCTATCTGCTATGGACAACTACATGTACCTCGCGTACCAGAAGAGGAGGATACCGCGAGGAGTCCTCGCCATCACGACAGACAACATCCAATCCACAGCATCCTTCTGGAAGGGCGCCGAGGAGAAGATGGAACGAGACCCCAATTACATACCCAAGGTCGGCATCGAGTCTGCTACCGGAAGGGGTCGTGTGGAGTTCGTCCGCTTCATGGACTCGCTCGACGAGATGCAGTATGGTGCGGTCCGTGACGAACTAAGGATGCGGATAGCAGCCTTCTACGGCGTCTCCAACATCTTCATGATGGACAGTGGCAAAGGCGGTGGCCTCAATAACGAGGGCATGCAGATTCTAGTCACCAACCGAGCGGTGGAGTTCGGCCAGAAACTATACGGCAGGGAGGTATTCCCTCGCCTCTTCAAGGCTATGGGGGTGACTGACTGGGAAATGACTCTGTATCCGAACGAGGAGGAGGACGACGTCACACGCTTGAGAAGAGACGAGATGGAAGTCAACATAGCACAGAGGATGCAGCAACTTGGCTTCCAACCTGAATTAACGGAGGATGCGGGCAGGGACATTCGATTCTTCTACAAGAAACCCGAGATGGGGCAGCAGATGATGCCCCCTCAGCAAGGAGGAATGCCTCCCGGCCCTATGCCTCCCGAAGACCAAGGCCCGCCGGGGGGAGCACCGCCCGGCATGGCACCACCACCTCCCGGAATGATGGCTCCCGGCATGGCGCCACCGGGAGTAGGCATGCCTCGCGGGCCTATGGGGCAACCAGCGATGCCGACCGCGGCTCCCCCGCAGGGAGGCGCACCCACTGACCCAAGGGCCACTAGGCAACAGAGAGTAGGACAGGTCCCTAGCAGAGTTCGACCCAGAGGCAACCAGATACTCACCATGGAGAAGGGTATGGGCGCAGGCTCTGGTTCTGAGAGCGACGGCACTCGTCAAGGAAAGATAGCACCAGTCAGTTCCGAGACTGCGAGAGACGGGGCACCACAGTCCAAGAAGAACCAAAGAGGGCACAAGAAAGGACCGATGGAGCAGGCATTGGATGCCATTGAGGATGCGAAGGCGTCGGCTGCTGACCCCCTCAACAACAAGAAAGAGAGCAACCTGAACTGAGCGCTAGTTTAATGAGGAGATAGGCAATGCGAGAACACATGTCCGACACGATTCGCAAACTCGACCCCATGGTTCGGAAACTCGAAACCAGCATAACCGAGTTCAAGAGCGCCCTTCAGAATAACGACTTAGTCGCTGCTCAGCAGTTCCTCAGGTCGATACACCAGACGAGTGACTACCTCTCTGAGGATGTCACTTCGATATACAAGTCGGAGACCGAGGGCAACAAAGCGACTGGTGTAAATGACATCTACGCAGGCGGTGCCCCAGTGATGCAATTCAAAGAGCAAGGTTCCATACAGAAAGGAGACAGACCACTTGGCTACATCGGCCCTGACGGCATCCAGTCAAATTGGAAACCTCAGGGTGGATTCGGTCAGAGGGTCGAGTAATGTCAGAAGAAGTCACCAACCTCATGGACGCTCTCATCACAAAGATGGAGCGAATGGACGGCGACATAGATTCTCTTCGAGCACAGAACCTAGAACTCCGCAAGATGGTCTCTGACCCTGACACCATGCTACTCAAGTCTGGCTTCGTCAAGGCCAGTACCCCACGCACGGACGACGTGTGGGGCGACCCTCTTAGAGGAGAGAGGAACGAGGTAATCGAGAAGGCAGCCATAGCCATCGACGGCGTCATGGTAATGCCTGAGAACAACGCTGACTGGCACGAGATGGGCTGGGATGATATTCACGCGATGGCCAATGAGGCCGCGCAAGCAGAAGGAAGGCCGGTGGACCAATGAAGCCAAAGAAAGTAACAGCAGGGGAGTTCGCTCCAGACGTAGACGAAATGATAGAGAAAGCAACTAACATGGAGGAGATGCTCATGAAAGTCGCAGAACTCAAAGATGACTCCCAGATAAGAAACATTACAGGTGTCGAAGAGGCACCAATGACCCACTACTGGACTAACCAGCAACAACCCGAGGACAAGGTTGAGAACGTATCCAAGAAGAACGTCGGCCCTCAGAACGTGACCATGTTAGACGCCAATCCCCACCAGACTGGTTCCACTCTCGCTGCTCATGAGAATACCGCTGGTGGTATCAGAAAGGCAAAGGAATCTAAGCCTGATTTCTTTGATGCTGATGGCGACGGTAATAAGACTGAGTCAATGAAAGATGCTCTCAAGACTAAGAAGAAGGGCAAGAAGGTGGCTATCAAGAAAGGCAATATGGGTGAGAAGGATAAGTATTGCATGAAGAACTTCGGCAAGAAATACTCCAAGTGCTCAGCCCAGCAAAAGGCACAGTGCGATAAAGTGCATGGTCCAGTCAAGAAAGCACCAATGGATGCTCTAGCGGCCCTCGCAGGTGGTGGCGGAGGAAAGCCCCCAATGGGCGGTGACATGGGTGGCGACGACATGGGAGACATGGGTGGCGACGACATGGGTGGCGACGATGACCCACAAGCACTGGCAGACAAAATCAAGGGACTAGTCGATAAGTTAGCAGATGGTGCTGGCGGCGGTCCAGACATGGGTGACATGGGCGGCGACATGGGTGGAGCACCACCTATGGGTGGCGGCGGTGCACCCGGACCAATGTGATAGGGCGGTGGTGATTGTGTGCAGGAGACTCCTCAAGAGCATTTCCTGAACGCCAAAGCACGTTTCCAGAAGCACTATGACGAGGAAGACGCTGCAGAGTTACTTTTCGCTTGCAACAATCTAATCAATCATGGCATAGAGTTAGATTGGGACAACACCCTCCAAAAGATGGAGGACATCCTCAAGGAGAAGGCGAAAGTCGTAGCGGAAGATGCCTTAGCCACTGAGGAGAAAGAAAAGAAGCCAGTGAGAGTACGGCGTGTCGAGAGAGACCCCTCAGCCCGTTCGGATTTGATGGGCATCAGTTATCTCACCAGTGCTGGTGAAGGTGAAGGGGAGGCTCGCAAAGACAGAAGGGGTGGAGGTGTCATGCGACCGGGCAAAAGGGAGAACATCGACTTCGCCAGTCTCAGAGACTTCAAGACTCTCCCTATCGCCTTCCGATTCGGTGACGATGAGAGGCAGAGACTGAGAGACGCCAAGATACCCGGTGCGCGTGAGGATTTGCTCTCATACGTCAACATGGTGTCTGGCCCTCGAGGTCTTTACCGGCATATTGGTAGTGAAGACGAAGAGCATTTACATTCTCTAGCCATTGACAGACCGAAGGGCGCTTACGCGGATACTGGTGATGAGTTCTCCTTCCTAGGCCTGTTCCATGAGAACAGCCTAGACCCGAATCTCCGTCGCTACATGGTGTCTTACTATCATCCTCGTGCGCGTCATTTCGTCGAGAAGACGGACAAGGCCATGGATGAGCACGATGCCAGAATAGTCACGCAAGCGCTCGGTGTTGACGACCAGACATGGCTCGAGGAAATGCGAAGGAAGACACCAGAGCAGAGAGAGCGACTCAACAAGGAACTAGGGCACGTATCACCCGACATGCTAGGTCCTGTGCCGGAGATGATGCGAACTCGCTTGTATGAGAGGGCCTTCTCGAAGTGGGATGATTGGTATCAGAACACATACCCTGATTCTCCCCTCCTCGGTGATGACGAGGCCCAGAAGCAAAAACGGCAAGAGTTGTTCCTAGAGCACAAGTTGCTCAAGTTAGACGGTTGCAGGCTTGGCTTCATTAAGCAGGCTTTGTACAAGGAAAGCGGAGAGATGGAGCGTGACTATCTCAGTATCATCAGGCGTAGTGATTTCAATGACATAGAGAACAGAGACCCACGGAAAGCCATGGGCACTCGCCCGTTTGAGTATGGTCTTGAGATGCTAGATTCTGACCCTGAGATAGAGGACCTCAGTGAGATGAAGACCTGCCTCGCGTTGATGAGCGGGCAGATAAGCCATGACCTCGACAAAGTCCACAACAAAGAAGACCTTGAGAACCTAGAGCCTGATTGGGCTAGTGCTTTCTTTCACAATGAAGAGCAAGAGGGCAAAGAGGACCATTTCGACGATAATCTTCGCACCATATCTGCTAGAGGTGACGATGGTAACTTTAGTGACATGGAGTTCTTCTTCACGAGTGGTGACCCTTTCAGAAAAGGATTCACTGTGAAGGAGATGCTGAATCACATGGCTAGGTCGATGTTCGTCATGACTAAGTCATATGCGGATGCGTGGACCAACCATCACTCGATTCCACACGGTCACGTCCAGAGAGTCTCTCTCGGTAAGAATCCAGATGTCTGGAGTGAAGCCATGCAGCGTGCTTTGAATGACGCTCATCAGTATTTCACGAGGGACATGCTCACGGTCGACAAAGACGGAAAACTCGTAGCGAACGAAGCAGGGGAGAAGGTGCGTGAGGGGAACACCAGAACTAGAGCCACTGGTAGGAGGCTGTCTGCCACACGTCCGATATTCGCAAAGGTCAGAGACCATTACAGCGCACTTGATGAGTTCGATGAAGAGACTGGGCTTCCCATGGGAGAGGGGCATGACTATACCAATTTCAACTCAGTCAAGGAGACCTTGGAGAAGTGGTTGGAAGATGGTGCCATTGACACTAAGGACATGCAACAACTCGCAGAGTATCTCGCCATAGAGAATGGTGGTTATGGAGAAGCCTCTGATGCGTTCCGTGATTGGAAGGCTCATCATCACAGCAAGGCTTGGCCGCTTCTCTACACAGTCAAGCCTGCGGACATGAGGGAAGGCGGGTTAGACAACTTGCACGCTGACGAGGGGGTAGTCGAGAAGAGCCCCTATTGGCCGACTCTCACTCTCTTCAGCAAGCAAGGTGGTTTGAATCTGGACATCACGGATGCACTCAATCTCTTCCTGCAGAGGAATCCAGACTTGGGTCGTGAGGTCATGCAGAGCATGATGGAATTGAGTGAGATAGAAGAACTCCCCAAGGACTTCGACAAGAGCGCGAAAGCGCGTAGAGAGCGTTTGCCAAAATCGTGGGTAGCGACGAAAGAGACCATGTTGGCTTACCAGAACAAGGCCACTCTGGATGACATCTTCGAGAACGCCGGGCAGTATCCCATGCTGAATCGCTTGCTGAAGCAACTCGTCAGCAAGAAGGGCGTCAACTTCGACGCTGATGGTCCCGATGCGGAAACAGAGGCCAATGAGGGCTTTCAAGAGTTCAAGATGAACAACAACACCCTATTGGACAACGTGCAAGGCTTGAATTGGTTGGTTAGGAGAGGATTGACGGACCGCCAAGCCGCCATAGTCGCTCACCCGGAAGACGGCTACAAGCCAATGCTCCCACTCGGACCGGAAGAGGGAGAGAACGTGGGAGTGAGAGGCGTTGCAGTAGGGGCCTTGCGTGACTTCCGACAAAACCCGATTGGTGCTCGTGGTGGTGCTCATGGGTCTAGCCCCCTCACGGGAATAGCGATGAAGGCGATTGCTCATATGGTCCCGAACGAGAGAGCGAATAGGCTGCTCGACCGGATAAAACTACCATTGGACATCATCAATGCACTTACATTGGGCGCTGATGGCAGGCAGACCCAATTGGAAGGTGAGAGTGAAAGCCCCTTCGAGCGTCTCCTCGCACAGTTCTCTGGGGAGGAAGATTTGCTGGAACGTCTCCAGAGGCTCGATTCCGACCTCAGGGTCCAGAGGTTCATGAGTACTGTAGCAGGTGAGACTGCGACGAATAACAACCCTCAGAACAACCACACTCTTCGCCCTCTCGACAGTTTCCTAGCAATCTTGGCCAGACAGAGGCATGGCACTGATGTCATCAGAGGCTCTGACGGGGACGGAACAGCGACTCAAGGTAGCAACCGGCGCAACTTCAATGTCTTCACTCGTAACAAGAAGGGCGTTTCCACTCAGAGCGATATAGCCCTGACTGATATGGCGCGTTTGCAAGGCACCTTGTGGGGGCTGGCGGGAGCGGAGCCCTTGAAGTATGGTGGAGCGAGTGTCCTGACTAATCCGGCAGCGCTCAAGAAACTCCTCATTGAGATGAAGCGTTCCAACAGGCGTACTCGTAGGGGCAAGCAAACCCTCCCCCAAGAGGTGCGTTTTCATCCTAGCCCTTTCTTCGGCACTGAGGATTTGAGCAACTTATTCGACAGTGTCTCTTCTGATGACCTAACTAGGACACAAGACTGGCGTGCTGCAATCGAGGGAAAGAAGGAGCATGAGACCTACCTCTATCCAGTTGAAGAGGAGAACGGTAGGTTCTACTTGAAACTAAACCCACTCTCCGAAGGAGACCGCAGAGGACATCTGCATGTCCCCGATGTGTCGCAAGCCAAGAGTGCTGGTGTCCAAGGTCTAGGGAACTTCAAGAAGAAGAATATAGCAGGTGGTACCCCCACGAGAATGAATGACTTCCTATTGGAATTGAGCAAGATAGGGAACAGAGAGGGGCCGTCTAAGTTTGTCGAGTTGCCCGATGATAACATAGACTTCCAAAACCAGCAGCAGCAGAGAGCGTACTCCGATAGGATGGAAGTGCCTGCAGAGCACCTAGTAAAAGACGGAAAGAACACTTACATGGTCGCTTCCCACCCCTCTGAACTGCTATCCAATTGGTCAGAGTCGGTCTTCTCCTTCCTGCCTCGCACCAGTGATGTGAGTGATGCCATGCATGTGACGCACGACATGGCGAGAGACGCTGCTTTGAGCGACCTCGGGCCCATGACGGTGGAAACATCAGATGAGCGAGACTCCTATTCAGAATCTGGTATGACCATGGGGGCTCTAGCAGAGGTCATCAAGGCAGAACATGACTTCGCTATGGCCATGAATAACGGCGGCATGCTGCCTGCTCTTGCCTACGTCGCCATAGAGGATGCCAAGCAGAACCCCGAGGAATATCAAGGGCAAGACTCTTTGTCGCAAAAGGTGTCATATTTCCTAGGAGAGCGACTAGCGATAGACGGCAACACCATACCTCCCGGCAGTCTTCAGGAATACGACCGCAGGGCTCGTTTGCAGAAGGTCATGGAGATGGGCCACACATACCTGAACAACACCGAAGGGTATGAGAGGGACCTAATCGAGCGTCATATACTCAATGCGGCCTCTGAGGAAGAGAGAGGGACGTGGGAGCAGTCTCTCAAAGCAGCAGACCAATCAGTCGCTGTCAGCAGTTCCGACCACAACGCAGTCACCAACGTCTCTTATGGCGATGAGTCACCTCTCTCGAGATTACATGGTATGAGACCCCAAGGTGACAAGGACGTCTACGGCTACGAGGTACTGAGCCATTACCTCGGAACCGACCCTAGAGTCAAGGAGATTCTGGAGGGACTCGATAAGGACAACGCAGAGAAGAAGTATGGAACCCGTTCTGTAAAGGGGTTAGTCAGGAGCCTCCTAGGTTTGACGAATATCCCAGAGCACAGAGTAGAAAATAGCAAAGAAGCCATGGAAATTTTACTGGAGATGGGTCATCATGCCAAAGGCGAAAAACCACTCTCATGGAGACCGAAAGCCTATGCTTATGACCCCGAAAACCCAGATGCGGATATCTCCAGAGAGAAAAAAGCAAGTCACTGGGATGAGGATTTGCAGGAAAGAGCCACTCATGCAGCCAGAGCCAAAAAACTGGCGCGGATTCTCTCTGATACTAAAGGCACTCAGCGTGGCTTGAGAGAGTTAGAAGACGAGTATGAGTTCCTCTTTACCCCTTTCAACGGCAAGTCAGTGTTTGACATCATCCAAGAGGACGTAGCCAAGACTAAGCAGCAGAACGGGAAACATTCCCTCCCCGAAATAGTAAATGCTTTGCAACACAACAGAGGAGATAGCATAGAAGACCGATACAAAGCCTTTGCTAGTTTCCTGTTTTGCAAGAGTCGGTTCAAGCAGCCTGTGTCACTGCCGGAATACGAATATAGCACCAGCCCCATAGCGATGGGTCACCCTCGAGGCGTAGATAGGGATAGCGTGAGTCTGAAGAATGCTAAATACTCCAGCGTCTACAAGAGCCCTTGGTTCAAAAGGCACTTCGGTGTCCATCATAACGAGGCTGATGTCACTCCTAACGAGCATACCAGTCAAGACCCGAGGACATTCCTACCTATTCACCCCGATATAGTCAATCATATGGTCAGAGGCATACCAAGACTCCATCCTGACATCGTAATGCCTGAGACTCCGCTGTACAGTAACATGCCTGAGGGACAATCTTTTGGTGTGAGGGCGGCTCAGCCAGACCAAAGGGATGAGTTGATGCTGTCATTGGACGTTCTCACAGACACGGATTTGTTCTTCAAGTCGGAAAAGAAAGATGACGGCACTCCGACACCAGTAAAAGCGATGCATCGCATATTCAGCCTGAAGGACCTAGACCACTTGAGGGGATTCTCTGGTGATTGGGTCGCAAGTGCGTGGCCACGTGGAGAAAGGCTGATAATCGAGAAGTTGAAGACTAAAATTAAGGTACATAACAGCAAAAACGACGATTTTTCGCTCCCAAACAGCATTTTGGAGGGAATAAAGGAGGCAAGTGACGCTAAATTCATGATTGACGCCATTTGGGACAAGGATACGCTCCATATTGTCGATATTATCGGCTCTGGTGACGAAAAAATGGAAAATATGCCCTCAAAAGACCGAATTAGGCACCTCAGAGCCCAATTTGCGGCCTCAAATGGGGTCATGATACCTGCCCCAATCAACACAAAAAGGGTAGATTCTGAGGGTTTGGAGCGGGCTGTGAAGGACCTCTTGGCCGAAAAAGGCGTAAAACAGGTGCTTCTGAGGGATGCTGACTCCACATACATGCGAGGTGAGAACAGACACCCCAAGTGGGTGCTTCTGACTCCTGAGAAGTCATTTGACGTCATGGTGCTGGAAAGCAGGGGCAATACGCATAGAATCGGCATAGGTCCGCTGTTTGACGAGGAAGGTAAGGCGTTGGGCAACCGAGCGACCCGTTGCAAGGGCGAATATTACATGGATGTGGGCTCAGTGCACCATTCTGGCCTCGAAGTAGGACAGCATATCACCGTCAAAGTCCCCTCTGTGACCAGTCAAAACAGGAAGAAAATGCGTGTCTACAACCTAAATGGGGCTCGTTACCTCCGTGATTCTGAAGCGGAAGGCACAGACAGCATCGAAACGCTCGACATAGCATGTCAGACGCCCAACCCCAACGTGCCGCACAAAGTCAGGATAAACAAGGGGGTCATCCATTTGGAGTTCCCCGAAACCCATGTTTCGTTTGAAACAGAGCGTATTGGGCACTCATTCCTGCTAAAACAGGCTGATTTTGGCTCTGATTACGACCTCAAACTGGCCGAATCGCAGCGAGAATACTGGTCCCCACTGGCTGCAGTTCTACTGCGCTCCGAAGCAGAGGCTGAGAAGATGGAGGAGGAGAGGAAGTCCAAGAAGGCCCATGTGGTGCCTGAGCCTCCTGCGAATCACACGAAGAAGCCCAAGAAGGTGTTGAAACCCGCCGAGAACATCATGAAGGACCCCGAAATCACCAAACAGGTGGTTACTGCTCTCGAAATGATAGATGAAATGCTCAAGGAGAAGGTCACTTTCACCGGCCCCAAGGGCCTAGGCATCGACTTCGCTTCTCCAATAGAGTCACCTAGTGGCCCCACTACCCTCACAGAGCCCAAGAACCTACCAGACCACGACCCCGGTCACAGGGAGTCCAAGGGTGGTGAATGCTGGTGCGGTGCCAAGCGCGGGCAAGAATGCGAACAGGGTCTAGCCACTAAGATGGAGGATTGTCCCAAATTCTCACCACCACATAAAGAAAAAGACGATAATCACATTAAAATCCCCGTTTCATGATGGGGTTTAATATAGGATAAAGCCAAGTTTGGCAGCCAATGTTGATGATGGATGCTCCTATTGAGGACCCCATTCTACTGAAAAGCAGGTCCAGTGACCTAGTCGTCGCAGGCTACGCATCAGTCGAGATGGTGGACAAGCAAGGAGACCTAATCACCAAGCCCGCACTCAAAGACGCCTTTGGCAAGTTCATGAAGTCTCCCGGCTTCAGAAACGTCCAATTGGCTCATTCTAACATACAAGTAGGGGAGGTAATACCCAACTACGAGGACACGTCAGGCAGAGTCTGGAAGTCCGAGGTAGACGAGACTGGTATGTTCGTGGTCATCAAACTAAGAAATGACATAGAGAAGGCCCGAGAAGTGGCCGCAGAGATTCGCAAGGGGAACCTGAAGTCGTTCTCCATCGGTGGGCAGGCTTTCGAGCGTGTCAACAAGCACGATGGCACCAGAGGTGACTATCGTGAGATAAGCCGCATGGAGTTGCACGAAGTGACCATTTGCGAAAAGGGCATTAATCCTGAGGCCCAGTTTAGAATCCTAAAGGAGGATACAACGAACAAAGGTGAAAACATGACAGATGATGAAAACACAATGTCTGAGTTGCAGAACGTGTTAGAGAGGCTTTCAAAGCGTCTCGACGATGCTGACGAGGCGGAAGCCGCAGTCAAGGCAGAGGACACCGAGAAAGCGATGAAAGAAAAAGAAAAGAAAACCAACGACGCAGTTGGTGATGACGACAGCAAGGATGCCATGGACGACGACAAGAAGAAGGACGAGAAAATGGCCTACTCCAAGTCCGAGGAAATGGATGACGTCATTACCACAGACTATCTGCAGTGGCTAGAGAGCACTGTGAAGTCCGCTGGGTACGACCCAGAGGCTGCACGAGACGCTCTAGAGTCTGGAGATGTAGACGGAGTAGAGAAAGGCTACTCGCCCGGAGAGCACGGCTTCGACCACAGGGGTCAAGGCAGCATCGAGGGCGCTGGCGAAGATGACTCCGGTAAGAGGCCAAAGCCGAACTTCGGTGCCGCACCAACTGGCAACAAGAACGTCATCAAGGCCGACGACTACATCGACGCAGCCTCTGTGAGCCCCTCACAGATAGAGGAAGCGTATCAGGTCTACAAGGCCGCTGCACTAGAGCAGAGGTTCAAGACCGACCTAGGCAACGAGTTCTCCATGAGACTCACCAAGGAATTGGAAGAGGCAGAGACCGCACAGGCCAAGGACGAGTTCGACGCAAGAGGCCCTCTAGCAGACCTGCAGAAGGCAGTTCTATCCCTCTCTGAGAGGATTGAGAACATACCCGCAACTGCTGGCGAGACCTTCGCCAAGAGCGAGTCTCCTGCTATGATGAGTATTCCTGAGACCCAAGAGATGGCCGAGATGTCGTGGGACGACGTCCACAGGCTGGCTGGAAAGGCTCTTCAGGGAGGTGACAACTGATGGCACGTGATTATGTACGAACAATACAAGATATGGAAAGATACTACTACGGTGGTACAGCAACGACCGGGTACACCTACAGCAGTGGAGACATACTGAAGGCCGACGCGCCTCTCCTGTCCACTACGGCTGGTACCTACCAAGCAATCTACGGAAGGAAAGTTTGGTCGCAACTGAACCAAGAGTTCAATGCGTTTAGCATACTTCCAAAGAAGCCTTGGGAGCGAAGTGGGTGGAGAATCATAACCGCCAAGCCTTCGTTCAACGTAGGCGGCGGACTGGCTGAGAACGCTACTCTGCCAGAGACCACCAAGCCTGACTTCCTACACGTGGCTGCAAAGCCCAAGACCGTTGGTCACTCGTTCGACCTGAGCGAAGTGTCCATGTTCCTTTCTGACAAGGATGACGGTCTTGGAGACGTGCGCCAAGTGCTAAAGGAAGAGATGGGGAAGCACCACGCTGACCACATCAACAGGATGCTTCTACAGGACGTCGACACACCAGCAGGCAACGACCTAGAGTCTCTAGACAGGCTCACCACCGACCCTGCTAAGATGACAACGACCCAAGGCGGAGTCAGTGCCCTAACGGACCACGACATCTACTCTATCACCAGAGATGGTAGCACTGGATTCCACAGTGCAGAGGTAGACGTCGGCGGAGACGCGAGCACTTCTGCAAGCAACAGGAACCTCAGCCTGAATCAACTGGACGGACTGTTCCAGCAGATTTGGACTCGTGGTGGTAACCCCAAGGTCATGCTGACTGGGTACGATACCCTAATGCGTGTCCAGCAACTCCTACAGAGCCAACAGAGGTTCATGGAGTCCAAGAGGGTCACACCAACCTACAACGGCGTGAAGGGTGTTCCCGGTATCGAGGCTGGATTCATCGTGGCTACCTACAACGGTGTGCCGCTGATTCCATCCAAGGACGTGACCACAGACGGTATTTCGAGGATTTACTACTTCGATACTGACTACCTGTGGTTCCAGACTGCTATCCCAACTCAGTACTTCGAGTCGGGTATCGAGACTGGTGACCCGTTCGCCATCAACAGACTAGGACAGGAAGGACTCTACCGAACCATGGGTGAGGTATGGGACGCTTTCTTCGGTGCAGGAGGTTCTATCCGAGACCTACAGTAGGTGGAGGAAAGATAACAGAGGTGATATGAAATGACAAATACGATAACATACACAACAAGCGGCAGTGCAGTCTTCACAGAAGACTTCAGCCTAGACCTATACGCAGGAACGCAAGAGGGAGACGACGAGTGGTTGGCCAGCGGAGCAACAGCGGCCTCCAAGGGCGGCGTCTACTACCCCGGAACGCTAGGTGGCTTCGAGCCACGGCAGACTGATGGGAGTGCTACCAGAGGACTAAAACTAGTCTGCGGTAGAATGACCACTGTCGCCGTAGACGACGAGACCATCACAGTATCTGGTGGAGCGACGAAGATTATCTCCGCGATTACTGGAGACACTTCGACTGCAGCATCTAGCCTTATGGTTAAGAGCATCAGTAGTGCTGGTGTACTACAGTTCACAGTAACTGGAACACAAGTAGCGAACGTACCTGTCTGGCTAATAGTAGCCTGATTACGAGGTGACCTAGAATGCCAACAATATATTGGGCCGGACAGAACATGATAGTCCGCAACAAGTACGGTGAGTTCAACAGGAACGAAGGCACCGTAGTCGCTCAAGATTGGTTGGATGAAAGACGACGCGCCTTTGAAGGTGACAACTGGCGCATCTTAGAGGACTACCCCGGTGTCCTCTTCACGCAAGACGATGGTGACGGAATCCCGGACACGAATTGGTTGAAAGCAGACATACAAGTATGGCTGCATGACAACGGAGTAGAAATGTCCGGGCTCCGCGCCACGAAAGCGAAGATGCTAGAAAAGGTTGATGAAGTATTGTCGTCTGAGGTCGCACAAGAGGAGGAATAAACATGGCAGATGTATTAACAATAGACCAGAGAAAAACAGTATTCGGCAACAAGAGAGTAATCACAGGTGAGATTGCTCTAGACGGCAGCGGTACGACCTATGACCTAGACCTGAGTGACGACCTCTCAGGCGTAGACGGTATCATGGTGAACGCCACTGGCAGCACCGTAAGGGCAGCAGTCACTAACAGCATCAACGGCACCACAGTAAAACTGGCCGCCTTGGTTGCTAGTGTGACCTACTCTTTCGTCGCTATAGGCGAACGCTGATTGGGGGTAATACCCCATGACTGACGTAAAAGTTTTCGAGTTCACGCCAGACGAAGCGGCTGAAATCGGCGCTACAGTAGCCGGAGGCATACAGAAGGTCCTAGACGACTACACCAACGGCAAGGCTGTAGAGGGTGTCACGAGTTATCTCATGGCAGGAAACCTATACGTAGTGGTGGTCACCACATAGTGGTGAGCCACATGGACGCTGAAGACCTCCGACGACTATCCAAGCAAGGATGGAACTACGCAACCGGCGAGTCTGTTCGCACGGACGCAAGTCCACGCGAGCGGCTCGCTGGCGAACTAGCAGAGCAAAACACACGTTCTCGGAACATACGAGACGTGATTGACATTGGTAGTGGAACACGCTGCAAACACTGCGGCATGCTCCACTTCTGCTACTTAGAACGCTGCGGTGCATGCAGCAAACCAATGGAATACAACTTAGGAAAGGTGGACAATAAAGTATGAATCCGTTAGACAAGTCTTGGGAGTTTATCAAAGCGAAGCGGATAAAAGACCAGCCGGGATATAATCTTGATAGGAAGAAAATCGCTCGACGCGCTGAGGAGAATCGGGAACGAGAAAATAGGTCAAGTAGATACGAAAGCCCATCATTAGCCTCTTTCTCTCCCCTTCCCTCACGATTCCCTGATAATCCAAAGTTGAGGGCAAAGATAGAGGCAAGAAACAAAAAATCGAAGGCAAATTTGGAAGAAGAAGCCGAGGGACCAAAATACCCTAATCCACCTACGTCAGAACCATCTCAGAGTAACTTAGTCAGTTCTACAGGGATAAACGACCCTCATGACCCACGCACTATGCAACCAAGGAGAGACGCCTAATGCCAGTGGTGTTCAACACAGGGGAACGCGAGCCACGGCCTCTCTTCCCTGACCAAGTCGTCTACACCTCAGCACAGAAGGTCGCTGACATACTCCAGATACCACTCCCAGACCCAGTCTATTTGACGGCTAACTCCGATACAGGAGCCACCAGCCTGAAGATAAGCCCTGCCGACCAGAGACTGGTCGGTTTCGAGGTAGGTGACAGGGTCGAACTAGCCAGTGACACCGAACTAGGTGAGACAGTGACGCTCACCACTGTGGCGAGAGACGGGACTGACGTGGTCTTGTCTTGGAGCGGTGGCACTGCCGGTGACTACGACACTGCGGACAATGCCACTGTCCAGAACCTCCAGTCCTTCACCAACGGGAAGAGGAGGGGAGTCACACGTGCTGCA